ATTCAGCGGTATGGATGAATCCACACAACAAATCATCCTGACCGTGGGTGGCCTGATTGCCGCGCTGGGGCCTGTGCTGATATTTATCGGCAATCTGACATCCAGCATCGGCGGTGCGCTGAAAGCCGCACCAGAAATTGTTTCCGCCGTTGCCAAGGTAAAGGGCGCTGTTTCGGGGCTGTTTGGCCTGTTGGCCAAACACCCGTTTGTGCTGGTCGTGGCGGGCATTGTGGCACTTGTTGCCGGGTTCGTCACCCTCTGGAACAAATCCGAAGCGTTCCGCAATTTCTGGATTGGGCTGTGGGAAGCTATAAAATCCGCTGTTTCTACCGCGATCACCACCGTGCAGAATTTGTTTACTGTTTTGCAAACGGCATTTTCTACTGCATGGAATGCGATTCAGACCGTTGTTTCCACCGTCGTATCTGCCATCGCCAGCACATTGCAGGCCGCATGGACGGGAATCACCACCGCCGTGCAGACTGCCTTGGCAACAATACAGACAATCTTTACCACGGCTTGGGACGGCATCAAAGCCATTGTTGAAACCGTCGTCACCGTCATTACAACAACGCTTCAAAATGCGTGGGACATCGTCAGCGACGGTGTGACAACGGCTTTTGAGGGCATCCAGCAGATTTTTACAAGCATCTGGGACGCCATCAAGACCGCTGTGCTGGGCGTTGTCCTTATCATCTGCGATTTAGTCACCGGCGATTTTGACGCGCTGAAAAGTGATATTTCCAACATCCTGTCCGCACTGTCGGAAGCGATTTCCGGCATCTGGAACGGCATCCAGACATTTATCAGCGGTGTCATGTCGGCCATTGTCAGCTTTTTACAGGCAGAATGGAACGGCCTGCTGACGATTATCAGCACCGTGTGCAATGCGATCAGCACCGCCGTACAGGCGATTTGGAACGCAATCAAGACGTTCTTGTCGTCCACCATGACCGCCATCGGCAACGCTGTCGCCACCGCGTGGAATGGATTCCTTGCCACGATTTCCAGCCTGTGCCAGACAATCAGCACCACCGTACAGAACATCTGGAACGGCATTCTTGATTTCTTCTGCGCTCTGCCGTCCACGCTGGCAACGCTGGGCCGAACGATGTTCCAGCGCATGGCTGATGCAATTAAGGGCATGGCCGGCACAGTCTACAGTGCTGCTACAGGCTGCATCAACAAGGCTGTGGACTTCATCAAGGCGCTGCCCGAAAAGGCGCTTGGATGGGGCAAGGATTTCATCAACGGATTTGCAAAGGGCATCGCCAATGCGGCAAGCGCTGTTGTGGACAATGTACGCGGCCTTGCCGATGACATCCGCAGTCTGCTGCATTTTTCCCGTCCCGATGAAGGGCCGCTGCGCGATTACGAAAAGTGGCCTGTGGACTTCATCCACGGTTACGCTGATGCAATGCGCAGTGCCATGCCGTACTTGCAAAAGACCCTTGACGGCATCACCGCAGGAATGGCAATCATGGTAAATGGCCCGCAGCTTGCAGGCGCAGGCGCGGCCCCGGTTCCCACCACGAAAACCATCAACTACAACCAGACCATCAATGTGACAAGCCCTGACCCGGTATCCCCCGCAGAGACGGCGCGGGCGACCCGCATTGCAACCCGCGATTTGATTTCCAAAATAAAGGGGTGATACAGTGCGAAACTTCCTGCTTGTCTGTGATAACGGCAGCGGCGAGAAAATCACAATCGGCTACCGCTGGCCGCTCTGGCTGGACGCTGTTGACGGTCTGACAAGCTCTGATTTTGACGTTGATACAGAAAAAGGCAACGATCAGGACGGTGAACATTACAAGTCCAGCACAGCCGCGAAGCGCAACATTGTAATTTACTGCTGGGTCAAGGATAACATCCAAGCTATGCGGGAAAAGTTATACAGCTACTTTCCGCGCGGTGAGACCGGCACACTGTATGTAACCGATGAGGGCATCACCCGCAAAATCGACTACAAGCCCGAATTTGTCCATGTTGACCCAACAGGCCAGCAGCGCAAAGTTACAATCAGTTTGGTGTGCCCCGACCCGAAATTCAAGGCTGTGACGGATGACCGCGTTGAAATGGCGGTGTGGGATGGCGCGATTGAATTTCCCGATGATGTGCTTGAACTGCCTGCCGAAGAATTTGAAATGACAACAAAGCGTGCCAACTTGGCTGTTGCCGTTGAGAATGCAAGTAATGTTGCGCGCGGTTTGACAGTGCAATTCATTGCAACAGGAACCGTGACGAACCCCAGCTTGTTTGAAGTGCGCAGTCAAAAGGGATTCAAAATCCGCTGTCAGATGCACGCGGGCGATGTCCTGACCGTCACGACAGGATTCAAAAACAAACGAATCATGCTAAAATCGGACGGCGTGGAAAAAGGCGCAAATAACATGTGGGTATTCGGTTCAACATGGTTGCAGGTCGAACCCGGCAGTAATGTGTTCCGTTATGATGCGGAAAGCGGCGTTGACAATTTGGATGTTGTTATGTCCAGCACACCGGTATTCTGGGGGGTATAGCCTATGGAACTGTATGCCTACCGCGAAAACGGCGAATTTATCGGAACCATTGACTTCTACACATCCCTGCGCTGGCGGCGGCAG